GCATGGAGGCTTGGTCGAAGTCGATCAGCTGCGCTGAAACCGGCGGCGACTTTCAGCCGATCAACGCGAAGTCGTCGACTCAAGACGGGCTGAACCCGCACTGCGCGATCATCGACGAGCTGCACGCCCACAAGGATCGTGGCCTGTTCGACGTGCTGCGCTCGGCGCGCGGCGCGCGCAAGAACCCGCTCGGATGGTACATCACCACCGCCGGTTACAACATGCACGGCGTCTGCTACGAGCAGCGGCTGTTCGTCAGCAAGCTGCTCGATGGCGCGCTTGAGGCCGACCACTACTTCGGCATCGTCTTCACGCTCGACGAAGGCGACGACGCGTTCGACCCGGCCGTCTGGCTCAAGGCTAACCCGAACCTCGGCGTCAGCGTTGGCAAGAAGGAACTGCAGGACTACGCCAGGGAGGCCGAGGTCAACCCTCAGTCCGAAGGCGACTTCAAGACGAAGCGGTGCAATCTCTGGCTCAACGCGGCCGGCGCCTGGCTTAACATGGCGCAGTGGGACGCGTGCCGGCAGGACGACTACAGGCCGGAGGACTTTGCTGGCTACCAAGCTTGGATCGGCGCCGACCTTGCGGACCGCATGGACATTGCCAGCATCGCGATCATCTTCGCGCCACAAGGGCGCTCGGGACACATCTACGCTTTCTGCCGACACTACTTGCCGAGCGACAACGTCGACGCGCTGGCGAGCAGCGTCGGCGGACACTACGCGGCTTGGGCGAAAGACGGCACGCTTGACGTGACGCCGGGCGAGTGGATCAGCCACGACACGGTTGAGCAACAGATCCGCGACTGGTGTAGCCAGTTCGACGTGCGCAGCATCTTTTTCGACCAGTTCGGCGGTGCACAACAGATGGCGCAGCGCCTAGCGGAAGACGGCTACGCGGCCGAGTTGTTCCCGAAGAACGCCAGCCGTTACACCGATCCTGCGATGGAGCTTGAGGCCAAGGTGCAGACCGGCAAGTTCCGGCACGACGGCGACCCGTGCCTTAAGTGGATGGCGAGCAACACCGTCGTCAGCCGCGGCGTCAACGGTTCGATTCTGCCGAAGAAAGAGCGGCAGGAATCGCCGAACAAGATCGACGGGATAGACGCGACGATCATGGGGCTGGCTGGGATGATCGCGGACCTCGGTGAAGAAAACACGTCGATTTACGAAGGCCGGGGACTTATGACGCTTGCTTAAAGCACTACAGCGCGTCTTTACCGGCGCGAAAAAGCCCACCAGCACCAATCCGGGATCGTTCTTCGGCGGTCTGCGCATGACACATTCCGGTGTGTCGGTGACGCCGGAAACGTCCATGACGGCTACTGCTGTGTTCTCGGCAGTGCGCGTGCTGTCTGAAGACGTTGCCAAGCTGCCGTGGGAACTGCGTCAACGGCGTGCGGACGGCGGGTCCGAGGTGCTTCAAAACACCTCTGTTGCTCGCGTGCTAGAGCGCCCGAACCGCTGGCACACCAGCTACGAGTTCCGGCAGATGCTGCAACAGCAGCTTTGCCTTCGCGGTAACGCGTTTGCTGTCATTCTGCGCAACGGGCGTGGCGATATTGAGGAGTTGGTGCCGACACGCCCCGGCTCGGTGACGATTTACGTCGCGCCGGACGGCGACTTGTTTTATCAGATCAGCCGTGCTGGCGATTGGGAACACGCGTCGCTGCGTAACGCGCCGCTGATGGTGCCTAAAGAAGATATAGTGCATCTGCGGTGGATGACGCGCGATGGCTTGGAAGGCATCAGCCCAATTGCCTATCACCGTGAAGCTATTGGCCTTTCGCTGGCTGCCGAACAGCACGGCGCCGCGAGCTTTAACAACGGTGTGCGTCCGTCCGGCACGCTCATTCATCCTGGCCAATTGAGCAAAGAAGCCGCTGATCGGCTGCGCGAGCAGTGGCACAGCGAGTATGGCGGCAGCGGTAACGCCGGCAAAACTATCGTGCTTGAAGAAGGTATGAAGTTTGAACCGGCGAAGCCGAGCAACGAAGACCAGCAGTTTCTTGAAAGCCGCCGCTTCCAAGTGGAAGAGATTGCGCGGATTTTCCGTATTCCGCCGCACATGATCGGCCACCTTGACCGGGCGACGTTCTCCAACATTGAAAGCCAGTCGCTCGACTATGTGAAAAACACGCTGATGGCGTGGCTTGAGCTTTGGGAGGCAGCGCTCAAGCGCGATTTGCTGCGTGAAGGCGAGCGCAGCCGTGGCCAATACATTCAGTTCGACACGCAGCGCATCCTGCGCGGTACGCAGAAAGAGCGCTACGAGGCGCACCAGATTGCGCTCACGAACGGCATCAAAAGCTTTAACGAGGTCCGCCGGGAAGAAGGGCTTAACCCGGTGGCCGGCGGCGACCAGCTAATGCGGCCTCTCAACATGGGCTTCGTGGGGCAGCCGGACCCGGACCCGGCCGACCAGAGCGGGGACAACACCGATGAATGATTTTAAGTACGTCGATAAGCAGACGCTCAAGGACGCGGACGACACGTCTGGCCTTGCTCTGCGCAAGCAATTCAGTGGCGTCCGTAAGGCGATTGATATGGAACGCCGCGCGGTGGATTTTGTGGTGTCCACGGGCGCGGTAGATCGCGACGGTGACACCATTGACCCGCGCGGGTTCCAACTTGAAGCATACCGGCAAAACCCGGTCGTGCTGTTCGCGCACGACATCAGCCAGCCGCCGGTTGCGCGCGCTGAAAGCATTGAGTCGGACGGGCAGGCGCTTCGCAGCCAAGCGGTTTTCGCCTCGCGCGAGACGTATCCGTTCGCCGACACGATCTTTCGCCTGCTTGCCGATGGCTTTCTGAACGCGGCGAGCGTCGGCTTCATCCCACGGCAGTTCAGCTTTAGCGACGATGACGAGCGCGGCCTGCTGGCGATGGACATCACGCAAGCGGACCTTATGGAGTTTTCGGTCGTGCCGGTGCCCAGCAACCCCGAGGCGCTTGTACAGGCGCGATCCAAGGGCATCGATGTAAACCCGCTCAAGACGTGGGCGGAAAGCGTCTTGGACAGCGACGACGGTCCGCGCACAGAAGCGCAAAAGCTGTATGAGCTGCTGTCAAAAAGCCGGTCGTACATGCCGAGCCTGACCCGGCAGCTTGATACACTCAATGAAAACCTCAAGCGCGTGTCGCAAGATGGCGGACCACGCATTGATGTCGTGATCGGCAAGCAACAGGCCGAGCAAGAACAGCAGCGTGAAGAGCGCATGAAGCGACTTCGCGGTATGGCGCAGCGCGCGAAGCGGGCGCGCACTCTGACACCGTAACACTCCGCGTCAGGCGCGGGGAGTGCAGGTCGTCGCGATCCGCGCGGCGGCCTTTTTCATGCACGACTCATCTATAGGAGAAAGCCAGATGAGTGAAAGCATCAGCGATCTCCGCGCCAAGCGCGCGGAGGTGGTCGACAAGTGGAACGCTCTGCTTTTTGACGAACAGGGTAACGTCAAAGACGTTTCGGAAAACGAAGAGTCCGAAGCCGACCAGTGTGAAAAACAAGTTCAAGAGCTGGACGCTAGGATTGCTCGCTCGGAGAAGGCGCAGCAGGCCAAGGCGGCGGCGGCGCAGCCGGTGACCTCGCCGGGCACGATTCCCGCGCAGCCGGTCCAGCACGATCAGTTCAAGGGTCAAAAGTTCGCCCGTGCGGTGCGCTGCATTGCGCGCGGTGCCCTTGAGCGTCGCAGCGCTGAGGATGTCGCCAAGGAGATTTACGGCGACAACGCTTACCCGATTAACCGGGCGGTGAAGGCGCTGGAGTCCGGTCAGATCGACGGTGGCAGCGGTGCTGATGCTGCTGGCGGGTTTCTTGTTGAAGAAGACTTTCGTGCGGAGCTGATTGAGCTTCTGCGCAATCAGTCGTCCGTCATGGCGATGAACCCGCGCACCCTGCCGATGCCGAATGGCAACCTGACCATTCCTGGCTTCGATACCGGGTCGGCGGCGTCCTACACGGGCGAAAACGCCAACATCAGCACGACCGAACCCACTTTCCGCGAGGTCACGCTGTCGGCCAAGAAGCTGGCGGCGATCGTGCCGGTGTCTAACGACCTGATCCGCTTCGCCAGCGTGGACAGCGATCAGGCCATTC